CTCGTCCAGGATGCCCTGACCTCGTGGCTTCCCTACGGCCAGCAGCCGACACCTCCTTCCTCGGCGTATTCCGCATCGCAGGGCGTGTCTGACCCGTCCCAGCCGTTCGGTCCCTTCTTCCCGACCAACACCTACTATGGTGCGGGACAGGGCACCGGCACAGGCACGGGCAGCGGCACGGGCACATCGGGAGCCGTAGCCTATTCCTCGGTTCCCTACGGTGCGTCCGAGTTCTCCTTTGTCGGCTACAACTCCAACTTGGAGGGCCTCATCAGCAACTTTGACACCATTTACTTTGGCGGCCAGTCCAAGGTTCTGTCCACCTCGGCCTCGTCGTATTCCTACACGCAATCCTCCACATCGGTCATCACCGCCCCGGCATCGGCCGCGTGGGTTGCGGGCAACGTCACGCCGGTCTACTACCCCGAGAACATTGTGAATGTGGTCCCGCAGGCGAACAGCATCTTTACCATGCCCACCCCCTGGTCCTCCGCATTCACCACCTCCATCTACTACCTCCGCGAAACCGAGGACTTCATCTCCACCGGGTCCCTTTGGTCGCCCATCGCTTCCCTGGTCCTCACCACGACCCAGATTCCCATCCGCCTTGAAGGGAACGCCAACCCCGTCCTACTGGGTGCTTCTAACACGAGTGGAGCCACGGGCCTCAGCGGTGCCAGCCAGAAGGTCCTCCTGGAAACGCCGATTGATGCCGTCACGGCGGACCTGTGGCGTGGCTTCATTCTCTACAAGCCCCTCGTCCCTCTCTTCTCGGCCCTGGACCCGAGCGAGGGTGGCCTGACGAACATTGACCTCCGCCTCGGGTGGCGGAACCGCCTCACCAACGAGGTCATCCCAGTCCAAATGTATAATTCAGGCACCGTGTCCTTCCGCCTCCGCTTCGTCAAGAAGTAGTATGTCGTCGTTTAGTCCCAAAAATCTTTCCCGCCGCTCTCATAAATGACGAGTGAGGTGTCCAAGTATTCTGTCTACGACCCCCGTGTCATCCAGACGAAGCCGAAGTATGCCGTGGAGAAGGGTGCCCTCAGCATCACGAACGTGTCCTTCAACGCCCAGACTGCCAACCAGTCTACCCAGCAGTTCAACGTCATTGTCCCGTCCGAGAACGTCTTCATTGACCGTGCCGTGGACTGGATTAGCAGTGGCGTCGTAAGCATCGCCGTGTCCTTTGCGGCTGCCCCGTCGGGCGGTCAGATTATTATGGGACCGGGCGACGTGGCCCTGGCGGCCTTCCCGAGCCACCAGTGCGTCCAGCAGATGACGGCGACCATCAACGACGCGACGGTGACGGTCAACACGGCGGATGTGCTCAACTATGTCCTCCGTCTTCAGGACCTCGCCCAGCACCGTAAGCAGCGGACCTGCCCGACGATGCTTGACCTCTATGCCTACAACCCGCCCAACTCCTACACCCAGGGCGGCCAGCCTCTCTTCGACAATTCCCCGCTCAACGGCTACAGCGTCCGCTACACCAGCGACACGGCCCCGAACGGTGCGTGGGCGGAGTGGTGGTTCTGCGACTCCACGGGTGCCCCCCTCGCGTCCCCGGGTATTCCCGTGGCGGCGACTGGCACCACGGTGGCCTACACGGGCCAGGGCACGGGCACGACCCAGACGGTCTACCTCCGCTGGCAGTCCACGGAGAAACTCCTGCTCCCGCCGTTCATCTTTGGCGATGCCTTTGAACTCTCCACGGGTCTGTTCGGTGTCCAGAACTTCCAGGTTCAGATGAACATGCTCCCTAACCCGAGCCGTGCGGTGCGTCTGTCTTCGTCGCTCGTCGGCAAGACGATGGGAACCACGGGCATCACGGCTGTGGGTCTTCCGCAGTGGGTCACGAGCCTTTCTACCTCGTCCTACCCTCCGTATTCGTTCCAGCCGGCTCTCTCGGTTCAGTTCATGACGCCCGCCCTGGATGTCCCGCTGCCGCCCAAGAGCATCGTGCCCTACATGGAGTTCCCCCGCTACATCACGACGGGTGTGGTGTCTGCCCTGCCGTCTTACATCGGCACAACGAGTTCCATCAGCAAGTCGCTGGTGTCGGGCACGCAGATTTCGTCCAACACGATTACCCTGCCGAACATCCCGGACCTTCTGATGATTTACGTCAAGCCGGCGACCCCGGGTGCGTCCATCTTCAACGTCGGCACGGGCACGACCACGTCGCTCGGCACCGGCACGGGCACGACGGGCTCGGTCCCCTACCAGTCCGTGGTCGGCACGGGCACGGTCAACGCCCCCGCGAGCGGTCTGTGGGACAGCACCATCGGCGACTTTACGCTCCCCATCCAGGGCATCAGCATCAACTTTGACAACTTCTCGGGCCTGCTTGCCAACCACACGCAGTATGAACTCTACAAGATGTCCATCAACAACGGCCTGGACATGGACTTCAATACCTGGTGCGGCGAGGGTCGCACGCCGCAGGGCTCGGCTCTGGGCACGACGGTGACCCCGATGTATGTGTCGCTCGCCGGCGGCCCCCTGGTTCTCCGCCCGGGTCGCGACTTTGCCCTCCAGGCGGGCCAGGCCCCGGGTCTTGTCGGCAACTTTACCCTCCAGTTCCAGTTGACGGTGGGCAACCAGTTCCTCTCGCAGGTCAACGGCCTGAACCTCTACGTCGTCCCGATTTCGTCGGGCTTCTTTGAAACCATCAAGGGGTCTAGCCGCATCATCAAGGGCGTGCTTACGGAGCAGGACATTCTCTCCAGTGCGGCCCACGCCCCGGATGCCGACCTCCAGCGTATGGTGGGTATGGGCGACGGTCGCGAGGATGTTCGTGCGTATAACGACCAGTCGGGGGCGTTCGCCAGGTCGGCCAAGGCGGCCATGAAGACTGGCGTTAAGAGCCGCATGGCTTCTTACATGTAGAGAGTAAATGGAACAAAAGAGCAAGTGGTGGGGTGTAGGGCTGGAAGGCGATGAAGGGGAGCCCCCCTTCAATGGTCCACCGCCGTATAGACCGCCGAAACGGTATGAACAAGAAAAAGCAAAGCATCGTGTGAACAACACAACCAACCCTCGTGTGGGAAGGAGGAAGTCCAAAAAGAGTGTCCGGAAACCTATGGGGTAGACGGGCGGCTTCCGTCTTCCCTTCCACACGAGTTCAAAACTCCGCAGCGTAGGTGCCGAGGCGGCCACTACCAAAACTAATGGTCTTGGCCTTCTCTCGGGCCGCCGCAACGGCTGCTGCCTGGGCCGGAGTCAAGGCAGGCCCCCCCGCCATTTGCTGGGCGGCCGGTGCCGGTGCCGGTGCCGGGGCTGCTGCCTTTGGACCCTTTATAACCAAAAACAGGTCAGGCAGGGCATATTCAAAGGACCGAACACCAGCCTCGTCCCCCGTCCAGTCCTGGAGTTTAATGTCGCATACATTCTCGCTGGTTCGTGTTCCTATGTCCGCAATTACATAGTTTGAACTGCCGGGTGCCTTCCGAACAAAAGCCACTACATGCGAGGAATGTAGTTCCACGCCATTCTTCATAACTGCCGGGATTCGGACCATGGCAGGGAGCCCCTCCCTTGCGATTTTGTTTAGGGTATTATTGACCCGCTCGTAATCCAAGTCCTCGTAATCAGCCTTGGCTACATTGACTTTTGACGTGGTATGAGCATCAAAGGTTTCCGTTTCGTATTTGTCTTTAAGCAGGTCCGAAACATCCCCCATTGAAGCGAGCCGGTCAGGAGGAAATGGCCACGGCGGGGCCAGAGGGGCATATTGCCGCAGCATCTCGTAAGTCGCGTGGACGCAGCCATTAGGTCGCACCTTGACTTGCCGGAGTGCCGTGCTGACCTTTGCCTCCATACCGCCCGTCAGGCCCCCGGACCGCCATTTGTGGGGGAGCATATAATTACTAATCAGAAGTTCCTTCCGGTCCTTTGCCCCAATCGGTGAGGTTTCGGAATGATGCCCCTTGACCACATAGGGGTAGAGTTTGAACCCAGCAAAGGCCTTGCGAATAAGCGGGGAGTCATTGATGGTAATGAGGAAGTCGCCCTTCAAGTTCTGAAGAACGCGGGCTAGTTCGTCAAAGTCAAAGGACTCGGAGCCGGCTGCGTAATCCACGCCCTTACTCATTTCGTAGGGCGGGTCCAAGAAGAAGAAGGTCTTGGCCGAGTCGTGGGCCTTGATGACCTTTCGGTAATCCTGGTTCAGAATGGTTGCGTGCTCTAGCCGCTTCTTGTAATCCTGAATGTGATTGGTCTTTTGGGCTGGGTTAGAGGACTTGGCAATGTCCGATGCGTCCATAACATACTTGCCTCCGAATCCATTACAGCGTCGGATGATGCTTTCGGTAATCTGTCCGGCTGTGCTCTTGGGGTGGGAGGACAGCAGTCGCCTTTGGGCCGCGAGTGTCTTGGCGGAGGGGTAGGCAGAGGAGTCGGTTGGGGCATCCAGCACCCGCCTATAATCCGCCACCAACTTTGAATCCAGGTCATTTACTACTTCCTTGTCGGAAGGAGTTTTACCGAAGAACACCGCCCCGCCACCAAAGAACGGCTCAACATACACCTGGTGCGTCGGGAAGACCTTTTCAAGCATCTTCACTTGCTTCCTCTTGGACCCTATGCGGCAGAACAGCGGCTTCATTAGTAAGACCAGGGATTATTCCATCAGGCTTCCAACCCAATATGGCTTCCACCTTGTCCTCGCCTAGCAGGTGAATACACCGGGCCATGGAGAAGTAGGTGGACTCCTCACGGCCGATGCCTCCCTTGGAGAAGCACAGGGCAAACCAATCGGCCAGCAGGTCCACCAGCATGTCCCACTTGGTAATCCCCAAACGCTTCAACTCCCGCGGGTCTGTCTGATGCGTCCCGTGGACCGAGGGCGGGAGGTTCAGCAACTTGGCATTCGGATTGACCAACTTGGCCTGGGGCAGTTCCTTCTTGATGTGGTCCCACAACTCCTTAGAGTCCGTAATGACGTTCAGAATCCGCAACTCCGGCTTGGACTTCAAATACCTAACCGCATTCTCCACGAAGCCCTTGTCCGGCCGGTCCGTTCCCCGCAGGTGAAGGGTTGTGCCATACGGGTTGAAGTCTTTAAGGATGGCCTTGATGGCATCCCGCATTCTAGGTGTGACCCGCAGGTGGGTCGCAATGTCCGCGACGTCCCACTTCCTCTCTCCCCGTCCGTTGGTCACAATTACATCCCCCGCAATCTTCTCAGTGACCTCAAACCGCATCAGGGGTCCCTCGTGGTCCTTGTCCATTGTGTTCGGCGGGAACCGAACCATCTCCTCCAAGGTCCAACAGGGCGGGACAATCTTGACCCGGTCCTTACCTGTATGAATCATCCGACAGACCTGGTCCTTCCGGATGGTCTTGATGCCTACAACCTCAAACGAGTCGTAGAAGTCAAATTCCCGCATTCCACACCATATAGCATCATCCCAGTCCACGCAGAGGGCGGTATTGAATGTCCTACAATAGGCAAAGCAGTGGGCCAGCACCTGGAGGCGGTCGCACCATCCTTCTATTCCCTTAAATACAACGACAGGCATATTCTTACTCCATAGGCAGTTTTTATACCTAACTCTTTTACGCTACTCACGGGTAGGCATAATAGACATAGGCCACTCCGCTGCCTCCCGGCTGGCCGTTGATGGGGGCCAACGAATACCCGCCACCGCCACCGCCGCCCGTATTGGCTGTCCCTGCCACCGCCGCAACCGTAGTAGAGGCTCCCTTCCCGGCACCAAAACCACCGGTTCCTCCCGTGGATGCTCCCGCCCCGCCGCCGCCGCCCGGGCAGTTCAGGGTAAGGGCCGGCAGCACCAGCGTGCCACCCGACCCACCGTTGCCGCCCTTGTTCACAGCCGTGCTGTTGATTCCCGCAGACCCATACCCGCCGCCACCCGCACCGCTCTTGCCACTGGACGACGTGCCGCCCGCATAGCCTTCGCCGGGAACTCCGGTCCCGGGGGTTGTAGTGGGACTTGCTCCGCCGCCTGACGCACCATTGCCCGCGGTAGATGTATAAGACCCAGCACCGCCACCCTTGGCGACAAGGGACAGTGTGGAACAGGTTGTGTCGCCTCCGTTGGCTCCGGATGACCCACCGGCTCCCACCGTTATAGAATAGGTGCCCGCGGTTAGAGCATACGAATCAACAACAACACCACCCGCCCCGCCGCCACCACAGAAGCCGGACAGACCCGTCACATACCCGCCACTCCCTCCGCCGCCAACGAGAGCAAACCCTACCACGGATGCTCCACTCAGAATTGTGAATGTGCCCGACGAAAGGAATGTATGAAGTTTGTAGCCGCCCGACACGACAACCGAATCACCGCCCGTGGCATTAAGCGTGGTAGGGGGGAGAGGGGAATACGGGTAAGTAATGATGACGACACCGGAGCCGCCAGCACCACCATTGTCATTCGCTCCGCCACCCGCACCGCCGCCACCGCCGCCGGTATTAGAGGCGGCAGCACTACCGTCATTGCTGTTGTTTCCTCCTGCTCCACCGCCACCAATACCTCCCGTCCCTCCTATTGTGTCTGACCCGCCGCCGCCACCGCCGGAAACGGTATAGACCGCACCGCCGATGGTATATGTTTGTCCCTGGCCTCCATTGGCAAGGCTTCCGGTCGTTCCCGCACCTCCCATACCTCCGCCTCCGCCTCCGTTGTTTGGAGTATAGGACCCGTTGCCACCATTAGCACCCACTATTCCCGCCCCTCCCGCCCCTCCGGAGGGGTAGGACGCACCGCCACCGCCACACCCACCCGAAAGCCCAGCGTTGGACGCTATATTCCAACCACCACCACCACCGCCGCCCCTAGACGTCACCGAGTTAAATACCGAATCGCCACCGTTGCTTCCTGCTGCCCCCGAAGTGTTGCCTCCTGCTCCTCCACCGCCAACCGTCACGCTATATGCCCCCGCATTCAGGGAGGCAGTTGAAGAAATTGCCGCACCCCCACCACCACCACCGCCGTCATATAACCCACCACCGCCTCCGCCACCTCCCACGACTAGCGAGGAAACAGACAGGGACGCCGGGGAGGTCAGAGTAAAGGTTCCGGACGAGTTGAAGGTATGCGTCCTATACCCGTTGGCGGTTGTGATGATGCCCCCTGACGCAACAGGCACGGGCGGCGGCACATAGGGGTAGGTAATGATGACGACACCGGACGCACCCGAGGACGCACTGCCGTTGGAGTTGTTGCCACCTCCACCGCCGCTGCCCGTATTGACGACAGGATTCGTCGCATTTATATTGGAGCCGTTGGTAGTTGTCACGGCTCCTGTTCCGCCAATACCCGAACCACCCGCACCGCCGGCCGAGGCGTTGTTAAGGTATAATTGGCCGCCACCGCCTCCCGCCAGAACATAGGAAACGCCGCCGACAGTATAGGAGGCACCGGCACCGCCAACACCAGCCGTATTGGGGTTCCCCGGCCCGCCCACGCCGCCCATACCGCCACCTCCGCCCGTTTGCCATCGGCCTCCCGAATCAGTGTAAGCGACGCCGCCATTGCCGCCAACTGAGCCGGCACCTCCGCCCGACCCTCCCTGGAAACCATCGCCGCCGCCGCATCCTCCCGCCTTACCTGTTGGAGCCGAGACGGCACCACCGCCACCGCCGCCGACCGCGGAGGTGCTGTTGAAGGTAGACGTGCCTCCGTTGTTTCCTGTATAGTCCCCGCTGTTAGTAAAGGCACCGCCACTTCCAACAGTCACAGCATACGCACCACTGCTTATGCCAGCAGTCGTCAGTAGCACCGCACCCGCACCGCCGCCGCCGCCCTGGTTATTACCACCTCCACCGCCGCCGCCCACAACTAGGTAGGTTGCCGAGATGGCCGCGGGGGCTATAAGCGTGAAGGTCCCGGACGAGTTGAAGGTATGGGTTCTATACCCGTTTGCGGTTGTGATGACGCCGCCAGTTGCGTTGGGGTAAGCAATGGTTGCTGCCACTTGGTTCACCGAACTCAGCGGGTAGACAGACAGGCCCGTAATGGCATGGGTCTTGGGGTCCCGGCTGCTTTGCCGTGTCGCAAATGGCTTGTAAGGCATTTGTTAAGGACGTAGGTTTCATTTCGGACGTTTAATACCCACAGACGAGGTAAAAACCACATAGAAGCATATATATACTACATCTAAATAGGTATTTACTATACTAATCTAGTTTTTGTAGGTAAAATCATTAATGATTTTACCTTGTTTTTCATATTACTTTTGGTATATACTCGCTTCTATATGATTTTTACCATCACATCGCGGTAAAGACCTGATTGTCGGGGGTGCCTAAATAGACCATGCCGGCCTTGACTACGCCTACATGCGAACAGGATGCGTTGAAGGCGTTCGTCATTTCGGTAAGGCCCCAGTTGGATGTAAAGAGAAACACCACGCCCTCGCTGGACTCATACATCCGCTGGGAGTGTAGGAGCATCTCGGTCCCGTGCTGCCGGTTCAGGACAAACTCGCATAGGAAGGCAAGGATGTCAATGAACTCGCCCTCTACACGCCAAAGGTGCTGGTCGGGCGGGGGTGGGTGAATGGGACAGACTTGGGCGGCCATACTAGTAGCATAGGTTAGTTCTTCTAAATATAACCTAGGCTGTAGGGTATATTAATGGTTGCCTGGTTTCGCCCTCTCTTCCTGAGATGGCTAGTCCAAGGGTCCGTATATATGCGAGTTGTGGAGGATGGGTGGGCCTCAAAATGAATGGGTAGATTTTGGACCTTTTTGGCTCCAACTCGGCCTAAGAAATTGAAAATAAAGATGCGTCCCCCGAAATTATTTTTTTTGGGCTTGAACAACTGAAAACAGTCAAAAATCTACCCAAGACCTACGCCTTACCACATATTCTATGTAAAAATGTAGTAGCCTAACCTAATTAGGTCTTGGGAAGTGGCCTTAATTCCTCTACCCATTAGACCGCCCGTGCCAAAACTCGTTTAGATGGTAAATACTTCTTCCCAGTAGTAGTTAAATGAAGACAGTGTCCGAATACATGATGGCCCTCCACAAGGAACTGATTGAGAAGCGTAGCATCGCCGACAGCACTGCCTCGCAGTATGTCCGGTCCCTTTACTCGTTGAACAACAACCGCCCCTTCACGAACCTGGCGTGGCTGAAGAGCAAGGATGCCGTGGAGCAGCGTCTGTCCGAGTTTGCCGAGTCCACGCAAAAGACCCTGCTGTCGGTCATCGTGGCCGCCCTCTCGCTGGTGAAGGAGAAGCCCACCTACAAGAAGATTTACGCCCACTACTACAACGAAATGATGGCCAAGAGCAAGGAGTCGCGGGACAAGGACACCAGCATCAAGTCCGAGAAGCAGGACAAGAACTGGCTGTCGTGGGATGTCGTCAAGTCGCACGAGGAGCGGCTGGCTGAGGAGATGAAGGCCCTTCCTGCGGGGAGCAACCTTACCCCGGGCCAGTGGGACACGTGCCTGTCCTTCATGGTGCTGTCGCTCTACACGGAGTTTGAGCCGCGTCGTAATCAGGACTACCAGTATATGTATGTGGCCACCAAGACCAAACTGCTCGGAGCCAAGGAGGCCAACCACGTCGTGCTGGACACGGGCAAGTTCATTTTCCAGAAATACAAGACTGCCAAGACCCACGGCGTTCAGGAGTTCCCCGTGCCGACCAAGTTGATGGCGGACATTAAACTCTACCTGTCGCATCACCCCATCCACAATGTGGCCGAGTTCCGTAAGAAGTTGCCGACCAAGGACACCTTCCCCCTGCTCTGCTCGTCCGATGGGTCGCCCCTACTGGCCGTGAATGCCATTACCCGTATTCTCAATCGCATCTTCGGTCGCCGCGTGGGGTCCACGATGCTCCGCCACATCTACCTCTCGGCCAAGTATGACGTCCAGGAGATGAACGAGACTGCCGAGAAGATGGGCCACACGGGGGCCGTCCAGCGGGAGTATATGAAGGGGGGCGAAACGGTCCAGTCCGTAGAGTTGCCCACGGCCCCCCCGGTCTGATTCCGTGCGTGTAAAACGGAAAGTAAATTGTCTGGCGTAGGTGTAAGTAAGTATGGACGCTAGTAATAATCGTTTAAAGGACGGGGTGGTGAATGGAGCAGTAGTAAATATGCTTACAGCCTATACCAACCTAGGCTGGTCGGTGGTAAGCGGGGACATGGACTATGACGCGGCCGCGGGGAAGAAGACCTTCCACTTCCACTCGGCAAGTTGGCGGGACAACCCCGTCTGCCGACAGGGTGCCTCGGGGTATGCCCTGCGAACCGGCGAGCAGAGCGGGGTGATGGCGATTGATGTGGACGACCCGGTCCGCCCGCACAACCAGACCCTGATTAAGATGTGCGAGGAAGCCGGAGGGATTAAGCAGGTGACCCGCAAGGGGGTCCATTACCTGTTTAAGAGCGATGACCGCCTACGCACGACGACCAATGCCAAGTTGGCCCTAGACATCCGCAACAAGAACGCCCTGCTCTACATTGAGCCGAGCCACTACAATGTCGGCGGCCGCACCCAGTTCTACAAGTTTCAGAACCTACCGACCTCGTCCGACGGGGTGCCGGAGTGCCCGCAGACCATCGTGGACTACATTAACACGCTGTTCCGCCCGGTTCTTACCGCCGAGCAGAAGAAGACGATTCGGGAAACGGTCAAGCGGGAGAACACGGGCCTGGACAAGTTAAAGGTGGAAATCAGCAAGACCGCCGAGGATGTGCGGACGGCCCTGATGAACATTAACGTGGAGCACTGCGAGAACTACTCGGACTGGATTAAGGTCGGCCTGGCCTTACACCACGAGGGCCTGGGCTGGGAGTTGTTTGACGAGTTTAGCCGCCGCAGCCCGAAGTATAGGGAAGGCGAGCCCTACCACGTCTACGAGTCCTTTGCCAACCGCCCAACCGAGGAACCCATTAGCCTCCGCACCATCTACTGGTGGCTGAAGAATGAGAACGAGGCGGTGTTCAAGACCCTGATTAACAAGGAGGACAATGAGGAGTATGTGGCGATGAAGAAGGAGTTTGAGGAGCGGGCCTGCGTAATCGGCTGTAAGGTTATGTTCAAGCAGAGCAACGGCAGGTTTGAGATTATGAGCAGCAATGACGCGAGCGTAAAGTGGTTGAACAAGACCTTCCGAAAGTGGGACGACGGGAAGATGAAGCGGGAGTCGTTCTACTACTGGTGGATGAGGGACGAGACGCGGAAGGAGTATGAGCGGATGGACTTCCTACCGCCGCCCCTAACCTGCCCGCCCGAGGTGTTCAACCTGTATAACGGGATGGTGGCCGAGAAACTACCGCCGGTTCCGGACGAGGAGGTTTGGGAGTTAATCCAACCCATCCTAATCCATATTGCCCTGCTGTTCCCCGAGGACGACAGCCCGCCGGAGTTCGCGTTGAGGTTTATTGCCCAGTTAATCCAGCAGCCCGGAATCAAGCCCGAGGTGGCCCTGGTGCTGCGGGACATTCACCGCCTACTGGAATCGGGCGGCGGCGTAGGTAAGAACCTGTTCTGGCAATGGCTCGCCAAGTGGGTCATCGGAAACGAATACATTGCCATCATCGGCAACAACGACGACCTCTACAACCCGTTTAGCGAGCACCTGGAACACAAGTTGCTAGTGTTTGTGCCCGAGGCCAACGGGGCGGTCAACGGCAAGCAGATTAACACGCTCCGAGAGATGGTCACGCAGGAGACTCGCCTTATTAACCGCAAGGGCGTGCCCAAATACACGCAGTTAGACCACGCTAGGTATGTCTTCGCAACCAATAACCTAAACCCGATGGGAAGCACGGGGGGAACCCCCGGGGACCGCCGGTTTGCCTACTACGATGTAAATACCAGCCACCGCGAGGACTCGGACTACTTTGGCAGACTGAAGGCGGCGATGGATGACCCGCGAGTTGCTCGGGCCTTCTACCAGTATATGATGGCTTACCAGACCTACCGGAACCCGCTGGAGTTCCAGATGAATCGGCCGAAGACAAAGGCGTGGCTTTCTCTACGGAGGATGAATGTAGGGTCTATACTGCGATGGGTCATAGACAAGGTAGAGAAGGAGGAGAATGTGGATGGCGAGGCCGGCACCCTGTTTAGGGAGTTTCAGGAGTGGATGATTGCCCACAAGGAGGAGGCGGATGAAAAGATGAGCCAGAGCGTCTTTACGAGGTATATGAAGGAAAACCAATTTACCAAGCCGGTGGAGAATGTGAACCGCGGGGCCTACAAGTCCAACACAACCCACATTACCCTGAATATGGACCACGTCCGCAAGGAACTTATTAAGCAGCAGTATTTGAAGCCGCGGGCCACGGACCTGCGGGATGTGTTTAACGACTGAGCGACTCCCAACTTACCCCACCCTTCTTATACGCCTTAATCGCCGTTTTTAACTCGGCCTCGGTCTTGCCTGTGGCGAGAAAGTCCCGCTTCATCTTCGCTCCAACATAAGGCTTCCGCTCGGAGCCTTTCTTTGGCGTGGTTTCCTTCTTGGCCTTGACGCCCCGCACCGCCTCCTTCTCCTGATGAACCACCGGCGGGTTCAGTCCATACCGCTTGGCCTTCTTAACCTCGCGGTAGTGCTTGGCCCGCTCCTTGGCCTTTTCAGCCGTCGTCAGGTCTGACCGAGAATAGGGAAAGTCCTTGTGCTGCCGTCCCAGTCCCTTTCGCGGGGCCAGTGCCTCGGTCAGCCGAAGACCGCTGTCGGCCGCAGCCACTACATCCTTGACCCGCGGACTGGCGGGCGGCGACTCGGCGGGCTTGCGAAGAGGCACCACCTCCTTGGGACTGGGGGCGGGCTTCACTGCCGGGAACTCCTTCTTGTGCGTGACCTGCTCGGGCTTTCGGGTATTGAAATTGTCCTGAATGCTCTTCATTGCTCGGACAAAGAGCCCCATCGCATCGCGGCCCTCGTCCAGTGCCTGGATGTAGTGGTTCATGGCTGCTTCAAACCGCGGTAGGTCCTGCGGCGAGTGCGTGCGAATCCACTCAATCGCGGCGTGGGCCAGTTGCCGGCCCTGGGTCTTGGTTATTTTCGTGGGGTCCCCGACCATGAACGGCAGAGCCTTCAAGTGGGCTCGGAATTCGGCAAACGCATCCGGCCGAAGAGCACCACCCTGAAGAAGGGCCAGAATGTGCTTGCGATTGTGCTTACCATAGCCGTGAAGATGTAAGGCCTGGGCTTCCTCCTCCAACTCGCGGGCACGGCGGGCCCGTTCCTCAGGGGACATTGCCTCCACCTCTGCCACCCGCTTGGCGTTGCGGGCCTGAAACCCAGCATCGGCACGGGCACGGGCAGCCGGGGAACTCAGGTTGGCCTGACGAGCCGCATCCTTCTCTGCCTCTCCCGGAGCCAGACGAGCAATACCCTCGGAACTGGCGGGCAGTTGCTTGGCCGGACGGGTGGCCTCACCCTGAACGGCGGCCACGGATGCGGGACCCACATTGATGGCGACATGGTCCCCCATGTCTGCCGCATTGGCCTCTGCGGGCACCCTGGCCACCAACCGCGGGTCGGGCGGCGGGGCAGCAATACGGGCCGTCCGCCACTCAATGTTCGTAATGGCCCGGGTGGGAATTAGGGGGTTGAACCACCGCTTATGAAGCCACATACCCTCCAAGGCCTCCAGGTCATACCAGCGGTCCGTCCTGCCCTCGTCACCCGAGATGCGGGCAATCAGCATACCCGGAGTAATCTCCTCCATACTCACCATTGTAGCCAGGCCTGGCGGGACGTCTATGGGTGGGGCATTGCGAGGAGGAGGGAACGGCATCGGGGCAACTGCGGGCCGCTGGGCATCCTGAACCGCACGAGCCTCCTCTTGTAGGCGAAGAGCCGCACCCTGTTGAAGACCAAGAACCGTCATCAGAATGGTCACGCCAGTTCCCGCCAAGTAGGCAATGGCATCGGGGTTCCGGGTAAAGAGTGCGGACCCCGACAAGCCACCCAAGGTTGCCGCTCCAAGACCAAGAAGAAAGGTCAGGCCATTCACATACCGGGACGCCCGGATGCCTCCCTTCAACTTTCTACGCTTACCCTTTCCTAGCAGGTTGGTGTCCGGACCCTTGCCTACATCGTCAAACACCCGTATTTTGTGACGGGCCAACTTGTTTTGGAGGTATTCTACGACACTGGCCGATTCGTGCGTCAGGTCCCCGTCCAACTGAATAATCTTGGGCGGCGGGTCGGCATACTTGCCCATCAGGTCATACAGAGGGTCGCCGTTGGAATATACACGCTTAACATCAAATCCCTCGTGGGCCATTCCCAGGTCCTTGGGCTGGATGGCGGCGTTAAAGGTAAGGGCGGAACTGATGATGCCCTCACGAAGAAACTCATCCGCAATTGCTCCGCCTAACGAGTGGCCGACTGCCGCATAGGCTACA